GCGCATTGAAGAGCGTATAAAAGCCGGAGGGCTCACGAAAGACCAAGAACTCAAATATATAGCGGAGCTCAACAAGTTGCAGGATAACTACTCAAAAGAGATTGATACGGAATATGTAGTTGAGTTGATCCAGTATAATTGCCCCGCCTGTGATGGCGCGCAAAATACTGGAAAGCGCGAACCTAGTGTTCAATGGTCCTAACCACTACATATAGTGTTCGGTGCTTAAATATAGGGCTCGTACCAGGTGTTTAGCCTCAAAAACAATTTAACATACTCAATGTTATGCGACGTTACAACGTGGTATGCAGGCACAAAACGAGATAAAAACAGGGCAGGGGGGTAAGTGAGGGGGTACACCGGAAATGGGCAGCACGGTCGGTGTGCGTGATATACCCTTCCCCGATTTTTTCCCATATTTATTTGTAGTGCTACTTGCATTACATCTCTACTTGATATATACTATCTACATGGACAACGAATTTCAAAAATACAAATTACAGCTTCGCCAGTCGCTAGACCTGGATACTAAGATACTATTGACTAAGCGTCGTATTGCTGATGCTGTTAGTAAGTATGGTGAATCTGGAATGTACATTTCTTTTTCCGGTGGGAAGGACAGTACAGTTCTTTTACACCTGGTTCGTTCGCTGTATCCTTCAGTGCCTGCTGTTTTTGCTGATACTGGATTGGAGTATCCTGAGATCCGCGAATTTGTTTCTTCGCTGAATAACGTTACCAGTTTGCGTCCTAAGATGGGATTTCGTGATGTATTGGAGAATTATGGGATTCCAGTTTTATCGAAAGAGGTGTCTCAGAAGCTTCATGAGATCCGGACGACGAATAGTGATAAGTTGCGGAACAAGCGTCTGTATGGTGATGATAAGGGGAATGGTGCGATGCCTAAGAAGTGGCGGTATATGATTGAGGCTCCTTTTAAGATTTCACACAATTGCTGTAATGTTATGAAGAAGTCGCCTTTTAAGAAGTATGAGAAGGAAACGGGGCGTGTTCCTTTTATTGGGACGATGGCTCAGGATAGCACGATGCGGAAGACTTCTTATTATAAGACCGGGTGTAATTCGTTTGAGACTAAGCGTCCGGTGAGTATGCCGATAGCGTTTTGGATGGAGGCTGATATCTGGGAGTACATTACGCGATTTGAGTTACCATACTCTGAGATTTACGACAAAGGATATGAGCGTACTGGATGCATGTTTTGTATGTTTGGAGTTCACCTGGATGGTCAGCCGAATCGATTTCAGCGGATGAAACAGACGCATCCTAAGCAGTGGAAGTATTGTATGGATGTGCTGGGATTGCGGAAAGTTATGTGGTATTTGGAGCTGCCGTGTGAATAATTGCTATTTTAACTGTATTGCACCTTGCACTACTTAATATATGTATTATACTATTTACATGAGCATGATTTGAGCGCAGGTCCTCTAAACCTGAATGCTGGATCATGCTTCTTTTACTGAAACTCGAACAAAGGAGAGACGATGGAAACTTTTAGTGTAAAGACAGTGGTGCGTAAAGGTGACGAGAGTTTACGCTCTGTTACTAGTTTCGTGCAGGCTACTGACTTTACTGATGCGCTGACTCGATTTCTTGCTTCGTTGAGTTCCTGGAGTCACTGCGGAATAATTGAGATTACTATTCGGAGAGGTAAGTGAACGTTGAATTTTTAATTTGGATGCTGTGCTTCGCGATTTTGGTATCGCTGATGGACGATCCACGTGAACTGAGATAAGGAGAACTCGAAAGTATGAAAGTTTTAAATGACAATGTGCTCGTTGACAAGATCAACGACGAGTCGAGAGGTGGAATTGTGTTACCGAACGAGGTTAAATCTGAGCGATTTGACTTTCAGAAGGTGCGAATTGTGGGTGTTGGACCTGATGTTAATCCTGGGATTGCTGTTGGCGACCTGTGTTTGATGTCACCGATGAAGGGCCAGGAGTGCAACATTGGTGGGCGCGACCTGTTTCTGTGCAAGGAAGAAGAAATCGAAGCTAAGATTGTGGAGTAATTATGAGCAAAGAATCTATTGCGGAAAAAGTGAGAGAGCGTATTGTTCAGGAGTATGGTGTACCTAGATTCCTTGAAGATGACGTTGTGTTAGCTACGATTGGTGATTCGCTGGATAAAATTCAGTTGAACATGTCGCTGGAAGATGAATTTAACATCCTGATTGAAGATGATGAGATGGAAAAGCTCATTACGGTTGGCGATGTTGTTGAAATAGTGTATAATAAAGTAATGAATTAAAAACCTCCTCTCCCCTTGGTTAGCCCGGAGGGTGGTTTTATTACCATTTCTCCGCCCTCCGGGTTTTTTATGAGGAAAGAAAGATTATGAAGAATAAAACTATACAAATCAGGCTTACTGAAGAACAGTATAATATTATTGACGGCAACAGGCGCAGGTCTGGATTCACCAGTTTGAGTGAGTTTAGCCGAGTGAAATTAATGGAAGGCTCTCCTGAATTGGCTAATATAAAAGATCCTGAGCCTGTGATCAAAGAGCCTGAAATAACGAAGTTCCATTAATTATGCCACGGATAACTTTACCGTTTAATTATGAACCGCGCCACTATCAGCTTCCATTGAATAAATATATGGATTCCGGTGGCAAACGTGCTATGTGCATATGGCATCGAAGAGCTGGAAAAGATTTGTGCTTTATAAATATACTTGCTAAGAAATCTTATGAGCGTGTTGGTGCTTACTATTACTACTTTCCCACACAGGCATCTGCCAGGAAGATTATCTGGAATGGTATGAACCGCGACGGATTCAAGTTTCTGGATTACTTTCCAAAAGATTATGTCAAACATGTGAATAACCAGGAAATGTACATCGAGTTTATTAACGGCAGCATCTTTCAGATTATCGGGACTGACAGACTTGATGTTGTCGGAGTGAACCCGGTTGGATGTGTATTTTCTGAGTATTCGCTGCAGAATCCAAAAGGATGGAGTCTCGTTCAGCCTATTTTGCGTGAGAACGGTGGCTGGGCTATCTTTAACGGCACATTCCGTGGAGCCGGTAACCATATGACTAAAATGTATAATCGTGTGAAGTCTTCTCCTCGCTGGTACTCTGAAGTGCTGACAATTCGGAATACCGGAGCTATCTCCGAAGAGCTTGTTGAGCAGGATATACTCGATGGTGAAATCAGTCGCGAGCTTGCCATGCAGGAATATTACTGTGATGTTTTGTCATCGACTACCGGAGCTTACTATTCCACTTATATAAACGAAGCCGAGCGTCAGGGAAGAATCTGTGATGTACCGGTTAATCCTCTTCATCCGGTTTACACTGGATGGGATTTGGGTATTGATAACGCGATGGGGATCTGGTTTTACCAGGTCTACGACAACAATATTTACTTTATTAATTATTACGAGAAGACGAATGAGGGATTAGCTCACTATATGAAGAAGATGGAAGAGCTGAATTATCACTACTCTCGCCACTTTGCACCTTGGGACATCTCTCGTCGTGATCCGATTTCCGGTAACAGTGCATATAAAAATGCACTTGAACTAGGTTTGGAGTTCGATAAAGTTAAGCGAACTAAATCTGTTACTGATGACATTGAACTTTGCCGAAGAAGATTTCCTCGTATGTACTTTGACAGGCGGAACTGTGAGTATGGGATGGAAGCTCTGGGAAGCTATCACCAGAAGCAAGACGAGAAAAGGTCATTAGAAGGCCGTCCTGTGTTCCAAAGCACTCCTGACCATGATTGGTCCTCAAATTGCGCTGATGCGTTCAGGACAGCTATCAGATCATGGGATTTAGGCTTGTGTCGTCGAAGGAAAGGTATGTTTGGCGGAAAGAAGGGTCTTCCGATGCAGGATAGCTATCTGAATAAAGAAAAAGCTCCAGAAGAACTCTACCTGAAGAATCACGGAGTAAAGTGGAGAAATGAAGCTAATAGCGAATATGATGATGAAGAGATACCAAAAGATTTTCAGGACAAGTATGTTTAAGCTTATAAAAGAGCAAGAAGATCGATTGTCCTTCACTTCCGGCATGCTTATCAACCGAATTTTCGCACATGAGCTGCAGAAAGCTGTCTTTTATGACGGAAAAATTAACTCCTTCGCTGAATTGCTTCAATTGTTTAAGAATTCTGATGTAGCATTTTCTTACCAGGACGGAGTTTTGTGCGGAGCTTTGTGGATCCAGCGCGAAGAACACCGTGTAGGACGCATACATTTTGTCACCTTTTCACCGTTTAATGGAGAGGAAGCTTTGCCGATAATTGAAAAATATTTGCAAAAAAAACTTGACAGGAGCAATAATGCATGCTATACCATTATAATAGGAATAACACCATATCGGGCCGTTGCGAGATATTTTCGTAAGATCGGTTTTTCCGATGCGGTAAAGATGCCGGATTATCATTATGATAATTATAAGCAATGTTACATACCTTGCTGGCATACATTTTTAACACCTAATTAACGAGGTAGAATCATGGGCGGTGGCGGAAAATCTCAAGACACACCAGCACCTCCTCCTCCTCCACCCCCACCACCAGCTCCTCCGAGTAAAGTGGATGCGGATGTTCAGGAAGAGAAGAAGGACGCACTTCAGAAGAAAAAAGCCAAAAAAGGGCGTGAAAAAACTATCCTTGGTGGTGGCGAAGAAGGCACAACCGGGAAGAAAACATTGCTTGGTCAATAATGAATATAACATCAGAAGTAGATCGAATACTTAGACGGCTTTCCGGAATGGAAGGTCGTCGTATTAATTGGGAGTCGCAATGGCAGGATGTTGCTGACTTTGTAATTCCTAATAAAAATAACATCACTAAAGATCAGTCTAAAGGAAACAAACGGACAGAGGATCTTTATGATTCTACTGCTATTCGATCACTTGAGAAGCTTGCTGCCGGGTTGTTTGGTTACATAACTCCTCCCGGTGAATACTTCTTTAAAATGGCTTCCTCAATTCCTCAGTTAAATGACAACGAGGAAGTCAACTGGTACTTCTCTACGGTTACTCGTATTATTACCGATGCAATTTTCAAATCAAACTATGCTCTCGAAATACATGAAGATTTCCTGGATGCTGGCGCGTTCGGAACAAGTAACATGTATGTTGAAGAGGGCAAAGATTCTCCAATAAACTTCAAGTGTATTCCGATACATGATTACTTTATTGAAGAAGGCGCGGATGGAATGATTGACACAGTTTACCGTCAATTCAAATTTACCGTTCGCCAGGCAGTTCAGGAATGGGGTGAAGATAATTTAAGTCAGAAACTTCGCACAATATGGCGAGAAGGTAAAGCAACTCAGGTTGACAAAGAATTCACCTTCATTCACGCTGTTGAGCCTAATTCTGATTTCAAACCCGGCAAACTTGATAAAACTAAAAAGAGATTTAAATCCACTTACGTTGAGAAAGATGCTAAGCATATTATCAGTGAAGGCGGATACGATGAGAATCCGTACATTGTTAGCCGATTCATGAAATCTACTAACGAAATCTATGGCCGTTCTCCATCAACCAATACTCTTCCTGAGATCAAAATGCTTAATCAGATGCGGAAAACCGTTATCAGATCCGCTGAAAAACAGGTCGATCCTCCAATATTCATGCCGGATGACTCTGTTATTAATAGATTAAAGCTTGATTCTGGAGCGATTAACTATGTTCGTGGTGCGAACTACGAAAATAAGCCATATCCGTTCGAGAGTAAAGGAAACATCAACATTGGCGACGTTATGGTCAAGGATGAGCGCGAAGTTATTCGTGAAGCTTATTATTCAGATCTATGGGACCTTCTCGCTGATAAGAAGAATATGACAGCCACTGAAGTAATGGAGAGAGTTGATAACAAGTTGATTCTTTTCGCCCCTATCTTCGCTCGTCTGACTTCCGAAAAACTTTCACCGATGATCTCAAGGATCTATGGAATTATGTCTCGCATGGGCCTTATGCCTGAGCCTCCTGAAATTCTCAGAGAGTATCCAGATTATGATATAAAATATGTAAGCAAAGTTGCCATGGCTATCAAGATGCTGGATATTGACTCTACTGCTCAGACCTTGATGATGGTTCAGCCTTACGCACAGATCGATCCTACCATCATGGACAATTTTAACTTTAATGAAATAACTCGCGGTATTGCTGTAAGAAAAGGAATGCCGATTGAATTTATAAACACACCTGAGCAAATTGAAGAGATTCAGGGGGAGAGAGCACAAGCGGCTCAAGCACAGCAACAGATGGATATGATTTCCAAAGGAGCTGATGCGGTAACAAAATTACAGGGAGCTACTGATCCGACAAGTCCGTTGGCTCAGATGAGTGAAGCCCCTATTTAAAGCAAGGAGACAATATGCCTGACAATAAAGCACTTACAGACCTAGGGCTGAATGAACTTTCAGAGGACGCATCTTTAGCGTCAACAGATAAATTTCTATCAGTTGACCCAAACACGAATGAGCCGAAAACAGCACTGTTGTCAGCATTGGCTACATTGTTTGGAGTATCTGGTTTTACTGGACTGACTTCAAGTGTAACTGAACTAAACAAAAGCGATGTATCAGCTCAGTCAGAAACTATCGATTCTGGAGTAGCAGCATCCGTTTTGGTAAAAAATACAAAAATTGATAATACAACTACTGGAGCCGGAGCCATTACACTAGATGTCCCTGATGCGAGTATGTTGGGTTTAATTAAAACTATCGAAATGACCGTAGATAATGGCAACGTCACACTTGCGCTTACAAATGTCCAAGGTGGGTCGGACACAACTACAGCAACGTTTGCCGATGTTAATGACTGCTTAGTCCTCGTTGGTGGAACAAGCAAATGGCACGTTATTGGTGAAAGTGGAGTAGTTCTAAGTTAAAATGAGTGAAGAAAAACAACTCGAACAAGAAGAATCGTTGGATAGATGCTACGAAGAAGTTTTTACTGGCAGGGTTGGAGAGATTGTCCTCAGAGATTTAATGTATCGTACTGGGTATGAGAATTCCTGCTTTAAACCTACCGACAGAGAAACTACGTTTGAATTAGGCACAAGAAGTGTATTTATTTATATAAAGAAACGTCTTGATGATGCTAATAATCGTAAAACAAGTAAACAAAGACAGGAGAATTACAATGAGTCTTAAACAAAAAAAGGATCGAGTTTTCGACGGTAATAAAGTTATCGCGGATCTCGAAGGAACGAAAGTTATACCTCGCGACGGATATGAAGACCGTAAAGGCGAAATCGTGGCATTTCTGAATAGCCAGGAGACTGCTGAAGAGGAAGCACCTGAAGTTCCTGAAGTTCCTGAAGAAGAATCTGTAGAAGAAGTCCCCTCTAACGAGAATGTTACTGAAATTCCAGATTCACCTTTTAAATCTACAGACGCTAGCGGTCATCCATATGCTATTCCTGAAGATGACAAAAATAAACTTCCGTTTGGAATCGTCTTGAAAGACAAAACACCTAAACCACCAAAACTTGATCCTACAAAAGGACACAAGACTCCAGAGTTTATGCACTGGATGAAAAAATATTATCCTAAGAAGTTTAAAGAAGTCTATCGTGGCTACTACGCTCGCCTGGATATCTTAAAAAATTCGAAAACACGTAACGCTACAAAGTAGAAAGAAGTAATCCATGTCAGAAGAAGAAAACACTAATGATTTTTTAGTCGGTTCTGATGGTGGCTTTTCAGAGGGTTGGAGAGACACTTTACCAGAAGATATCAGAGAGAGTGAAGCCTTTACGGATGTTAACAATTTTTCAGATCTAGCATCTGGGTTTGTTAAAATGAAGACCGCAACACCAGCGGTAGGACTCATTGACAATGATGGTAACTTTACTGATGCCTGGGGCGAAGTTATAACCTCAGAGTTCGAAGATAACCAATCTCTTAAAAACGCAAGTAACATAAAAACTCTCGCAAAGAACTATATTAATCAGAATAAAATCGTAGGTAAGAAGAATTTCGACTACGATACCGCTGATGATGAGCAGAAAGCTGAACTCTTTGCGAAGATGGGTGTTCCGGAAGCTGCAGCTGAATATGGTTTCGAAGCTCCTGAAGACCTTCCTGAAGGAATGACTTATAACGAGGAAGAAGCTGAAGCATTTGCCAATAAAGCTCACGAACTTAACCTTACAACAAAACAGGCCACTGAACTAAGAAACTGGTATAATGGCATTCAAGGAGACTCTTACAAATCAGCTTCTTCTGAATTTCAGGCAAACCAGATAGCTCAACAGGACGCTGTTAAGGAAAAATATGGTGCAGCTTATGATGCTAAGATAGAGCTTGCTCAGAGAGCTGTTGAAACTTTCGGTGCAAAAGAATTGGTTGACGAACTGGGAATTGGTGACAATCCTCAGATGGTTGAACTCTTTGTCAATATCGGTGAAGCTATCTCGGAAGATCGCCTTGTTACTGGAAATTCCAACAATCAGAGTGCATTGACTCCTGCTGAAGCTCAGAGGGAAGTTAATGAGATTATGGCCAATCCAGCTATACATGATCCAAATCATCCGCAACAGAAGGATCTCGCTGCAAGAAAAAGTGAATTATATAGAATGATTCACCATAACGCAAAATAACTCCTATTACCCTCTATTTTTGATTAAAACCTTAAATAGGGGGATTTTTTTTGTTAAGCTACTTGAATTTTATAAAAATGTATAATATAATAGATATACAGACAACTCATTTTGAGCCTGTACTTTTTTCGGAAACGGGACCTGTATTTGGCAGATAATCTCAATAATTTTTAACAATAATTTTATGGAGAAATTCAAATGAGTTTTGAAATTACCACCGCATTTGTGGAAGAATATAAATCCACTATCACAATGTTGGCGCAGCAGAAGGGCTCACGTCTCAGAAGCTGTGTTCGTAACGAAGACATCACTGGGGAAAACGCATATTTCGAACAGATTGGCGAAGCGGAAGCTGAAGATATCATCGATCGTCATGGCGATTCACCAATCATGCACACTCCTCATCGTAGAAGGCGCGTTAATCCTGTTGACTCTGACTGGGGCGATATGATTGACAGACTTGACAAAGTTAAAATGCTTACAGATCCTACCAGCTCTTATACTAAAGCTGGCGGTTGGGCTCTCGGTCGCAAAATGGATGACAGGATCATCGATGCAGCTACTGGAACAGCTTACACTGGCAAAAACGGTACTACTGCTGTAGCACTTCCTGCAGCTCAGATAATTCCTGTGAATTACTCTGGATCAAACGAAGGTCTTACAATTGGAAAACTTATCGCAGCTAAATCTCTCTTCGGACAGAATGAAGTTGACGAAGACGATCCAATGAATAAGTTGTACATGGCTGTTGCACAGCTTCAGCTAGACGACCTGTTGGCAACAACTCAGGTTACTTCTGCTGACTACAATACTGTAAAAGCTCTCGTTAAAGGCGAAGTTGATAGCTTTATGGGCTTCGATTTCAAGAGAACTGAGCGTCTTGCACTGAACACTTCCACTGATATCAGAACATGTTTCGCATGGGCTGCATCTGGAATCTGTCTCGGTATCAACCAGGACATTCAGGGCGAAATCGCCAAACGTGCTGATAAACGTTTCTCATGGTATGTATACGCTTGTATGAGCGTTGGTGCATCTCGTATGGAAGAAGAAAAAGTAGTATCTGTACTTTGCGACCAGTCGCCTTAAGTAGAGTTGCTATTCGTTAGGGGAGTTCGCTCCCCTTTAAACCCCATTTAAATAAGGTAAGTATTATGAAATATACACCAGATTATTACAGTGATCAGCTTGACACAGCTCTTGTTGATAACGAAAAGGTAGATTCTTCTGACGTTCGCGGAAAGATTCGCCACCAGATGATTTCTTACACTGCTGCTGCTGAAATGCCTATCGCTTCAGTTATAGCTTTGGCTAAACTTCCAGAAAAAGCACGTATTATCGGGGATTCTATTCGTTTCTCTGCATACGGTGCAGGTGTTACGCTTGACCTCGGTCTTGCTGGCGCAGACGGAAGCGGATACATTTCTGCTGATAACAGTACTACTGCTGATGATGAAGATCTGTTCCTAGACGGAATTGACGTTTCTTCAGCTGGAGCCGACACATTCGCTAGACTTTATGAAGGCGATGCAAACGCTCAGTACCAGACAGAAAAAGAAGTTGTACTTATAGCTACAAATAAAGTTGCTGTTATTCCAGCAGCTGCTACGCTCAAAGGCGAAGTTTTCTACGTTGTAGACTAATTTTCTCTTCAACCCCTCTGGGTATGATGGTTTTCGAGTTGCCATCATATCCGGAACTTTTATAGGATATCGATATGGCTTCTCAAGTAAGTATTTGCAATATGGCTCTTCGCAGAGTTGGCGAAAATACAATAATGAATATCAATGATCAGACGAAAGAAGCTAATATTTGCCGAGATATCTACGACCAGGTTCTTGATGAAGTTTTACGCGCTCACAACTGGAACTGCGCTATGGAACGAAAAGAACTTGCTGAAAACTCTGAAACACCAGCATTCGAGTGGGCACATTCCTTCGCCCTACCAAACAATTGTCTCCGTGTCATTGAAATGGAAGATCCGGAGTCTACATTTAAGGTAGAGGGAAGAAATTTACTTACCGATGAAGGTACTGCGAAGATTAAATATATAAAGATTATTACTGATCCTCAGCAGTTTGACGCTCTCTTTATTAAAGTATTCTATTTGGAACTAGCTGTTTCAATGTCGTACAATCTTACTGAAACAAACACTGTTAAGAACGGCCTGTTAGAAGAATTAAAAAGAGCATGGACCACTGCAAGAGGCATAGATTCTCAAGAGGGAGATCCTGATCCACCAGCGATGAGTGCATGGTTGCAGTCAAGGGTTGCCGGATATACAAG